TAATGGCCTCCTGCGAACCGAACAGCTTGGTCATTGCCACGCCCGTGCGCGCGGCCTCGGCCTGAATGGTTTTCAGCGCCCCCACCAGGCCCCGTTCAGACACCAGCGCCTTGCCGTCGGCATAGCCCATGCTGTGCAGCAGCTTCTGCAGGTCCGTACTGGGGGCCAGCAGCCCCATGAGCACGGCCTTGTACTGCGTGCCGGCCACGCTGGCGCTGCCTGCGGTCTGGGTCAGCAGTGCCAGCGCGCCGCCCAGTTCGTGCGAATTACCGGTCACCGCGTTGGTCAGCGTGGCCAGATCGCCCATGATGGGCACCAGCTCGCCGAAACTAGTCTGCCCCTCCTTTTCAATGGCAAACAGCAGGTCGCTGGCCTCAGCCGCCGACTGCACAGACCCGCCAAAACCGGCCATGGTTTTGGTCAGCACCTTGATGACCTCGCCCTGCTGCACGTGGGCGGCCTTGGCCGCCTTACTGGCCACGGTCAGGGTTTCCAGCGCCTGTGCCGGATCCGTCACACCGGCGCTGATGGTCTGATAGTAGCCCTCCATCAGCTCGCTGGCGCTGCCCAGCCCCTCGGGCAGGTCCAGTATTTCCTTGCGCACCAGCCCCAGATCGCGGCTGGTCACCTTGGCCATGTTGGTCAGGTTGCGTTCAAACTGCGCTGTCTGCTGCACCAGTGACTGCAGCCCCACCCCGACACCAAACGCTGCCAGAGCACCGTTGACGCTGAGCACGCGCTCTTTCAGGCGTTGCGCCTCCAGTCCTGCCCGCCGGAACGTGCCTGTGGCCGTATCCCTGGCGGACACAATTATCCGGGTATGCACATCTGCCATCGTCTATTCCCCGCCGTTCCCGGCACGCTCATTCATTCTGGCCAGTTCCGCCCGTTCCAGCCTGCGTATTTTGTCCAGCAGCGCTCTGGTCACGGGCACGTTCAGCGTCTGCGCCACCAGATACAGGGCCGGATAATCCAGCCCCGTAACGCCGAAGCCGCTTGTGCGCCATTGCGTGCAGCAGCGCGCAAACAATTCCAGCACGGGCACGTTTTCTGCCAGCAGGGGCGGCGCCGCCTGCGGACAGCCCGTGCAGTCCACCGTACGGCGCGCCCTGCTGCGGCAATGGCGGCAATGATCTACCCGGCGCTGGTCGGCTGCCCAGCGCCAGTAGCGGACAAATTTTCCGCCACCACCTCGGGCCAGCTCAGCGCGTCCACGCGAGCCTCCAGCGCGCGCACATCGGCAGTCGACAGCCTCGTTTTCACCTCCGGCCAGTCCGGCACACACGCCGCCATTTTACGGTTGCGCAATTCGCGTGTCAGGCGGTTCAGGCGTATCTCCACAGCCAGCGCCCCGCCATTTTCCTGCAGGGCCGCGCACTCCTCCAGCCCCTGCAGGCGCGCCTCCTCCATGGCCTCCCATTCGTCATACGGCAATGCGGTTATCTGTATGCTGTCAATGTCCACGGCGGTCATAGCGTGCTCCTAGTAGGTCGCTACACGGTTAATCAGGGTTGCCGTCAGCGCGGTGTCCGACTGGTCAACGTAGCCCATCACGGTGAACTGCTGGGTCAGGCCGCCCTTGCCCTCCACATTGCGGCCGTCGGTGGCCAGCTGCGCCTCGGGATAGGTCAGCACCAGTTCATCGCCGCCCACGCTGTAAAACGCCAGGCCGAACTGTACAGGCACGTCCTGCATGGCCTTGTCGTGCAGCCCGGTGCCGGTCAAAAACAGCGTCAGCTGCCCCTTGCAGTCGGGGTCGCCCTCGTTCTGTTTGCTGATCTCGCCGTGGTCGCCGATGCCGGCCACGCCCTCGATGCCGAATGTGGCAGACAGGCTGCCGCTCTGCACGTCGCCCAGACGGACAGCCCCGTCATAAAACGCCACATGCATCTGATCGAAATCCACGTCAGGCAGCTGCGCGGCCGTGCCCAGCGGGGCAGACGCCGTGCGCAGGGCGCAGGGCGGCATTTCCAGACTCACGGTCAGCTGCCCGCTGCCGGTTATATTCACGCTCAGCCCGTCTATTTTCACCCCCACATAGCGGTCGTATGCCGCGCCCGACTCAAACGGCACCATGCGCTCCACGGTCACACTGGGCTGCTCATCCGGCAGGGTGAACGCGTGCCGGAAAAACTCAGGCGCGACGGTTTCGGTGCCGTCCAGAGTCTCCGCGGTGTATCCGGCGGTTATGGCCAGCTGGTCGGGGGTGGTTCCCTGCGCCAGCACATGGCTGCCGTCATAGTTCACGGTGCCGGTTACGGTCACGGTTTCACCACTGTTCATCCCGTGGCCCGGGCAGGGCAGCAGCACCGTGCCCCCGCCTGCGTCCACCACATCCGCGGCGTTCAGTTTTCTCACACGTCCGCGGCGTATGGCGGCACCGGCGCCCACGACCTCCGGCACATAGGCACCGGCGTTTATAACCACCTCGTCCGCGGTGGTCTCCAGCTCCACACGATAGCTGCCGTTGTAGCTGGCGGTGCCCAGCACGGTTATGACGGCATCGGGCTGCAGCCCGTGCGCAGGCGCAGGCAGCCCCACCAGCCCGCCGCCCCTGTCGGTTACGGCCGCCTCGCTTATGGCAATGGCCGCCACAGGTGTGGTCACAGGCGCACCGCACAGGGCGCGCAATACATGGCCCATCAGGTGCACGTTTGCGGGCAGCTCCATACCGCCGGACAACTGCGGGGCATCGCGGAACGGGGCGCCAACGCCGCGCTTGCCGCGGATGGTCGTTTTTGTCTGTTTGTTCACGCCCATCTTAAAACTCTCGGAAAGAAAGGGCACAACCACGCCGCTGGCGGGCAGCTCGACGCGCTTTAAATCACTTTCCGGATACATGACCAGACGGCTCTGGCCGCCCTTGACCTGTTTTGCCATAGTGCCTCCTGCGGCGCTGCCGCGCTATCCGCGCCGCCCACCAACGGGCAGCCGGCGTTGTATAGTTATGTCTGCAACCAGCATCAGCAGCGGAAATTCCGCCACCTCGTAATACACGGACACGTCCCGCGCCTCCGGATTGCCGGCCCCGTTGTCCAGCGCATCGGCCAGCACCCGCCACACGGCGGGCCACATGCCCCCGCTCAGCCTGACCAGCCCGCGCAGCTGCTGCACATTCTGCACAGCCTGCAGGCCGTCATCGTCCACCCCCAGCACCGCACGCAGCTGCATGCGCTGTTCGCCTGCGGGCAGATCGCGCTGCTCGCGGTCGGGCAGCAGCACAATAAACGGGCACTCGGAAACACGGCGCGGCTGGTCGCCGGGGTCCACCCCCAGACGCACAGCGGGGCCGCGGCCGTACACAGCGCGGCACCAGTTGGCCAGCGCGGCATCTGCTGCCAGCGCCTGCGAAAAACGGTCTGCCATCTCCACCACGGTCATGGGCTACCTCATCAGCTGGCGGGCACCGGCGGCCGCCAGACCGGTTGGGGGGCGGCGGCTCACCAGCAGGGCCACCCGCTCCTCGATGATGCGCAGCATGCCGGGCAATGCCGCGCGAAAAACAGGATCAATCAGCGGCCGCTCCGGCTGCTCCAGCATGGTTGTATTTTTGCTCAGCGGCACTCCCGCCGCCCAGAACGCCCGGCGCATGGCAGGCGTCACCGGCTGGCGTCCGTCAAACTGGAACACTCCGCGCCTGCCGCGCCTGCCGGCCTGCACTGCGGCCGCCAGTTCCGCAGCGGATGAATTGATAAACCCCACGACCACCCGCATGGAGTCGGCATAGTGCTCGTACCGCACAGCACCGGCCATACGGCCGCCGAACGGCGTCCCGCTGTTCCGCCCCCCGGCGGGGACTTTCCAGCGCAACAGCATGTTGTCGCGGTCTGTTCCGGCGCGGATGGCGCGCTGCCGCTTTTTGCTCAGTTTTTTCAGCCGCAGGCGGCTCTGCGCCCGCATGCTGCGCGAGTCGAGCATCTCCATGCGCCGGTATTCGCGCATGCGCGATACCTCCGGCCATTTCATGCCCGCAGGCCCGCCGGCCCGCAGCGCCCGCTTTATCTCATTCATCATGTAAAAACCGCCGCGCGGCAGCGCGCGGTTGAACTCGCGGGGAAACTCGCGGGCCAGATGCTGCAAATAGGGCGTCGCCCCGTCATCGATGCGCACCAGCTGGTTAGTTTCAGGCATGGCGGTAAATCCGGACAAATCCCCGGCGGGCGACGGTGCGAACGGGCTTCTGCGGCTCATCGGTAGACTCCTGCCTGCTCGCTGTATGTGCAGGCCAGCTGCAGCACATCTGCCGGTCTCCCGATGCCGCGCCAGCTGCGCAGCTCCCCATGCCTGCCGTCACTGCACAGCACCGTGCCCTGCAACCGCCGGTCATATGTCAGGGGCGGCAGGTCGCGGGCGAGCAGATGCACCACAAACCACTGCGCCTCAAAATCAGCCAGGCGCCCGGGTACCCAGCGCGGGGCATCGCAGCCCGTCTCCTGCACAAACGCCCGGCACTGCACCGGCCTGCCCGAGGCCAGCGTTACAACAACATCCTCTGCGGTGGTGCCGCTGGCGCCTAATGCCGCCAGAAAATCCCGCCCCAGCAGGGACAGCTCCGGCTGCTGTGCCACATCGGGCAGCAGCCGCCCTCCGGCGCGTACGCGGCCTGTGCGCCCGCGGCCCTGCAGCAGACCGCCCGCAGCGGTCAGCACTCCGGCGCCGGCGGCCGTGCCTGCCATACCCTGCAGGTACAGCTGCGCAGGCGACCCCCCGGCGCTGCCGGCACCCCGCGGGCACCCGCTGACGCCGCGCATATGCAGGCGTGCCGCATCCGCACCCAGCGCACCGCGGCCCGCCGTAGCTCCGGCCGTGCCGTTCATGCGCAGTTCTGCCTGTGCGCCGCCCAGCGTGCCGCGGCCGGTCGCAGGCGGCGCCGCACCCGCACCCGTCAGCTGCACGGCGTCCTGCACGGGCGCGGCCAGCGTCTCAACCCTGAACGACTCTGCAACAGTGCCATCCAGCGACGAATCGTATGGATACGTGTAGAAGTGCAGGCCGACGAGACCACTTGAAATAGCAGTGTCGTCAACGTCGAAAATCGTCGCACCGTCAATACTGCACAGTATGCGCGACCCCTCAATAGCAATGCGCCACGTCTCTGAACCATTTTCAGGTATGTTCCGCACAACCTCACCTAGTGTTGTACTGCTCCCGTCAATGGTTTTACGCAGAATCGCGCTGCCGCTGCGCTGGTGATAAAATGCGTAGTACGTGTTCCCGTCGGCAGAACAACGGACGCACAAATAAATGTTCCGCGTCAGGTTGGCCTTGCGCGCAAAAACCGCTTCAACGGCGTAATCAGCAGAGGGCGGCACAATGCCGGTCAGCACATTGAGGGTGAAATGCGCGCCGGGGTCATAACAAACCCCGGACCTGATGGTGCCATGACCGCCACTGCTGGCTGTCTCTGTCCATGCCGGATTATGTGTGGTCAGCAGCGTTCCATCGGAACTGCCGGAGAAATCATCCGAGTAGATAACGCCCATTACTGCTCAACCTCCACGCAGCCCGCCTCAAGAATGGCGGTGCGCTCCGTCGGCGTCGGAGCACACCGCACTATGACGCCGTCCTCAGTATCCGCGTGTTTGCTCCAGCCGGATACCAACCCGCTGCAAACAGGGCGGTACGGGTCGTCCTCGGTTCCGGTGCCGATAACCGGACAGGCAAACAGGCGCACGGAGGTGTCCATATCAGTCCTCGGTCAGGGTCAGGGTCAGCAGGGCCACGGCGCGGCCCTGTTCGATGACTGCCGGCTCGGCGATAATCACGGCGCCGGAGCCGGTGGCGCCCACATCCATGTCCGCCACAAACTGGCCGTCGGCCGTGGTTATGCGCGCAAACACGGGCGTGCCGTCCGCGTCTGCGATGGTGTCATCGGGCCGCACCAGTGCCACGCTGCCGTCGGCAGGCGGCGTATGGCAGGGACTGGCCAGAGTAAACTGTGCCAGCACCGTACCGGCGGGCGCGGCTCCGGCGGCGGGACGCGGCCCGCTGTACAGGGTCAGGCTGCCGCCGGCGGCCGGCTGCAGTTTTGCGGCCAGCGCGGCATTGCGCGCCGCCGTGCTGAATGTCACCAGATCAGTCATTGCCTGCCTCCCCCAGAATGGCGTCCGGCGTGCGGGTTTCGGCCAGCATTGTTTCTATGTCCGCCAGCGTCACGCGCTCCGTGCCGCATGCCTCTATGGCCGTTTTCACCGCGGGTACGCCGTGGCGCGCCACTATCTCGATGATGGAAAGAATTTCTGCCGTGGTCATTTCGTTCCCTCCAGTATGCGGCCGGCGGCCGTCTGCAGTTCTGTCAGCCTGCCGGCCATGGCGGCCAGCGCCTGCCCCAGCTCACGGCGCAGCGGCTCGGCGGGTTCGCCGGTTTCCAGTGCGGTCTGGTACGCGGCCAGCGCATGGGCGGCCAGCTCCCAGCTGCCGTGGTACACCAGCGCAATGCGGCGCACATCCTCCACTGCGGCCGGGCTGATCAGCCCCTGCTCCCGCGCGTCGCGCACGGCCTCCAGCGTGGCCTGATACGTGGCGTCGCTGGTGCGCAGCGCCTTGTATGCGGCGCTGGCCACATCGTCCCTCTGACATCCGGCCAGTGCGGCCAGCATGAGCCCCAGCACCAGCGGCATAATAAAAAAGCTTCTCATCATACGGTCTTCCTCCTATGCGCTGGCATTGCGCACGGTGCGCGCCAGCGCGGTTACCCGCCGTGTCCAGCCGGCCATAAATGTGCGCATGGGGTACAACCCGCTCTCGTCACGGCGTGCTGCCAGATGGGCGTAAAATTCCATGCGGTAAAAACACGCCATGTACGCCACGCGTTCCGCGCCGCAAGGGGCGGCGCAGCTCTGCAGCAGGGCGCACCGGCTGGCGGGGCCGATAATCCCGTCCACGGCCAGACTGTGGCCGTACTGGTTCAGCGCACGTTGCAGCAGCCTGCCTGCCTGCCCGGGGCCGGTATTTACCGCGGCGTCAAAGTAGGCAATGGCCACCTGTCCCGGCATGTCATCGCAGCCCAGTCCGTCCCAGAAACGGGCACGGTATATGTGCCCTGCGTCCCGCGGGGTCAGGGCGCGTATGTCGTCCGCATCCACATCGCCGTCACCGTCCACATCGGCCAGCAGCGGGGCGACGGATGCCAGCCGGCGCAGGTACCGCAGCGATATGCCGTAATTGGTCGCACCGCCGGGGTCGTCGGGGTGGTCTGCAAAACCGCCCTCGTGCTGCAGCACAAACGCCAGCGCGGTGGCATAATAGTCCGGTCTCATGGTCTGTTTGCTCCGTTTATCTTACCGCCGTCATGCAGGGTTTCGCGGTACCCCCGCAGCCGTTCGCGCAGGGGCGACGGTATGCGTACGCCCAGATGATCCGCGTGGCTCAGGGCCGAAAGCCCCTCGGTCACACACAGGTACACCATAAAAAAATCGCGCATGGGCACGTGCATGGGCGTAACTGCGGCTATGGCTCTGTCCAGAGCGGCCACCACAATTACGGCCACCAGAGTGGTCACCATCTTCACGGCGCCGCGCACCATTTTCTGCCGGCGTATGCAGCGGTCTTGCCACGCGCGCATAAAGCCCAGCGTGTAGTCGATGACCAGCAAAAGCAGCAGCAGGGTCAGCAGCACGCCCACACCATCCAGCAGGCTGGAAACAAATCCGGCGCATATGGCCAGACCGCCCTTCAGCGGTGCTTCGTGCAGCAGGCTTTGTGTGTAGTCGGCTATGTATGCGCCCACGCCGGTTTGCATATGTTGCATATGTCTGCCTTGTGGCTGCGGGCCGCCGGCGCATGTCCGGCGGCCCTGTGTCGGGAGGGGAGGGGCAAGGCTACGCGTTGATTTTTACCTGCACTACGGCATCAGCGGCTTCTGCGGTGGCGTATGCAACGCCCACCTTGCGGTTGCCGTCTGCCGTAGCGGTCATGCAGCCGCCGGCTGCCGTACCCACAACGGGGTTGCCGTCTGCATCCCAGTACACGGGCACACCCTGGCCAATGGCAGCGTTGTCTTTGGGCAGTTCAAACACGCCGGCCACATCCACGGCACCGCTGCCGCCCGCGGGCACATCCACCAGCGCCACACCGGCAATGCCCCCCATCATCACCAGACTGCCGGACAGCACATCCGCGCCGGTATCGTTCACCCAGTGAAACACTTTGCCTTCTGTCACTTTATTCAGGGCCATAATTCACCTCTGGCGTTGCGCCGCATCCGTCCGGTTATTTGCCGGGGTTTTTGTAAAAGCCCACAGTATCCATCACGCCTACGCCGCAAACCATGCGGGCCTTGTAGCTGATCGCGTCGGCGCGGAATTTCTCCTCTTCAAACACTTCCGGCTCTTCGCGTCCGTCAAGGAATGCCACCTCAATGGTGTCCACCTGACTGGGGTCTGCCACCAGATACCAGGCGGCGGCATCTTCCATGCGCGGGTCCGATATGGGCACCAGCTTGTTTGCCCACGGGTTGTGCACGCCTTGGCTCATGTTGGCTTCGGGCAGTGCGGTACTGCGCAGCAATACTTCCGCGTCGGTCTCCTGCTCCACGGGCACCAGCAGATATCTGGGCTGCACGTCTATAAACTTGCCGTCCATGCCTTTGGCCTTACGCATCACCTGCCGGCCGGCAGAAAGGGTGGCGGTGCTGATTTTGCCCTTGGTGGTCTTTTCCAGATTGCCGCGGGCCTCGTCGAACAGGGGTTTTCCGTCTGCCATCACAGGGTTGGAAAGCAGCTTGCCCCATACCAGGTCAGACAGCAGGCGGGCGCTGGAAGCGCCGAACATGGTAGGAATGCGGGTAAAGGCGCGCAGATCATCGTTGACAATCATTTCCCATGTCAGATTCATAATGCGGCCGTACTTGCGCACTGCGTATTGTTCCTGCTTGTCGCGCAGGCTGGCGTCGGTGTATTCATCGCTTTCACCCACGGGCAGCAGTTCAGGCGCCTCAGACAACGAAATGCCGTGAATATTTTTAAAGTCCGTGGCGGGTACGATGGTGACGATGGGCCGCCATGTTTGTGCGGCTTCTTTGTATGCAGCCAGCAGGCGCTTGTTTGCCACGTCCATAAACACATGCTTAAAGTCGCTTACACTGGCAGCCAGCTGTGCGCTGGTACGGCCCATAATTGCCTGTGCCACGGCTCTGCCGCTCATGCCGCGGGTGCTCATGCCTGCGCGTTCAAGCGAAAGACGGGCAAAGTCAACCAGACTCATGGCGCGGAACTCGTTAGAGCCGGCCTGCGGTTTTTCCACACGGCCGCCACTGCGCAGCATGATGCCTTCGGCCGCAAGCGCACGAAACTTGTCGCTTTCGTCCATGCCAAATTCAGCGCTGCCGTATCCGGCAGTGCCTACAGAGGGATTCTGCTTGGCAAGTTCGGTCAGCACTCTTTCGCGCGCCATTTCAATGGTGGCACCATTTGCCGCCAGTTCCTGCGCAATGCTCTGGGGCAGATGCAGCTTGGCAACCAACTGGCCTATCTCAGCCACGCGGGTGCGTTCTGCTGCAAGGGCTGTCTGCACTGCTGCTTGCACAGCGGCTGTATCTGCAGCAGCAGGTGCGGGGGCGGGGCCACCGGCAGGCGCGCCAAAGTTAAGGTTATGACTGTGCGGGGATTGCTTGCTGCCGTCCCCGCCTTCGTCTCCTGCGTCACAGGCCGCAGCAAGCTCTTGGCCTGCTTCGCCAAGGCCCGTTAAAAAAACTTCGGCCTCTTCCTGCGTGGCGGTTTCGGGCATGCCCATTTTCACCAGCAGCTTGAACAAACGTTTATTCATGGGTTCCTCCATTTTGCTGCTCATGGTAATGGCAGCCGTGTCATCATCCGCGCCAAGGCTCACAAACGAGCACTCTCCAACAATTGATTTGCTCCAAATTTCCAGCGGGCCTTCCACCGTCATGCCGTTAACCTTGGCAGTCTGGCCCGGCTCCAGCATGCGTATTTCGCGCGCGGTAACGCCTATGCTGGATTGCCAAGGAAAACCCTCCTGCGCCAAAGCCTGCACCTCGCGTCCGTCTGCCGTCGCTTGCGAAAAACGCCCGAACAGGTGCATTCCCGCGGCGTCAATCTTGTGACTGTCTATGGTGCCTGCCACGCGGTCGCGCTTGTGTTCGCGCAAGGCAGGTATGGCCGCCTTGCATTCAATGCCTTTCAGGTCGATGACAAACCGCCACCAACCCCAGTCAATCACCTTGCCGGTGTAGCCCAGCATGGCAAAGCGCACAGGTGCGTCTGCCTCGCCGTTTTGTTCCGGTTCGCTCAGGGTTACCGCACCTTTCAGCGCCACCATGTCCATGTCTGCCAGCGCCATTTCACGGCTGGCTCCGGCGCATACTGCAAACGCCTTGGCATCAGGCTGGCCGGCCTTGCGCTCTGCGGCAACGCAGCGCTTTAAAAAGTCCTGCTTGCTTTCGCCCTTGCGTGGGTTAGGGGGCATCGTCTTTCTTCCTTTTTTGTGGTTCAGCCGCGCTTTCCTGTTCTGGTTCACCGGCGCTACTGTTGCGCCACGGTTCAGGCTCAAGGCCCGCTTCGCGCAGCAGCTGCGCTTCTTCACCCAGCCCGTCCACCACGTCGTCAAAGTCCATGCCGCTTTCTGCGCACAGCTGCCGGCGTGTGGTCAGCCCAAGGGCAAGCCTCATTTCTGCAGCCTTGGCATCTTTAGCGGGGTCTACCCACTGCCAGCCGGGACGCTGCCAGCGGCACGCTATTGCGGACTCGGCACCCATGCCGAAGGCATGGCGCAACTGGCACCACTGCAACCATATGGGGCTTAAAAATTTGCGTATCAGCGTGTCCTGCTGCACCATGTAGCCGCGCCTCTCTTCCAGTACGGCCTGCCGCACGCTGGAATACGATGCATCGGAATAGTCGTTGGAAAAGGCTTCGGCGCTCATGCCTATGCCGGCAGACGCGCTGCGCAGGGTGGTCCGTGTGTAGGGTTCGTAGGCATTGCCGGGGCGGTTGTGTTCGGCTATCTGCACTTCATAACCGGGGGGCAGCTGGTCAATGCGGCCGGATTCGATAAAATGCCCGCCGGAAAAAAGCTGTCCGTCAGTGCTGCTGCCACCGGTCAGCGGGTTGCCGTTCAGGGCATTGCCGCATGTATCGTCTTTGGGCGGTATGACAAAAACGCCAAAGGCCGCGGCCAGCCGGGCGGCTATGCGCTCAGAAGTCTGATACTCGTCAAAGTCGTGCATGGTCATGATCACCGTGGCCAGCCAGCTCATGGGCTGGGTCTGCCCTATCTGGTCACGCACCATCACCATGCGGCACCAGCGGGCGTCCAGCCGCACTGTTTCGCCCATGGCGCGCATGGCTATCAGCGGGTTGTCCATGCGCACATGGTAGGCAGCAGGGCGGCCGTGCGGGTCAAACTCGCAACCCCACAAGGCTGTGTTGCCGCTGGGCAGCTGCCCGTGCACGCTTCTGTCCAGCCGGTCCAGGTCCAGCAGCTCTATGCCCAGCGGCACCAGCCCCTGCTCGTACAGTACGGTGTCGGGATAGGTGTGCAGCAAAAAACCGCCGTCCTGCCACAGATGGCGTACCGCCAGCTGCTGCAGCTCCACCATGTCCACGGCATCGGCCCATGCGCGGTACTGGTTTTCCGCCGCGGTATTGACCGCATGGTCACGGCGGCCCGATGCGTCGCGCAGCTGCGCCTGCGGCCACATGCCGGTAAAAACAACGTTGTTGCATATTTTTCGTATGGCCCCGCCCACATTGGGGTTGCTGTGTACCAGCTCTCTGGCGCGGGCCTGCACCAGTTTGCGGTCGCGGGCGCTTTGCAGGTCGGGGTGCAGGTCACGCGGACGCCACCGGCCGTTGGAACCGCTGCGTCGGGCCGCTGCGTACGACAGCAGCGCCGTGCGTCCGCTCATGTACCGCATGGCGGCTGCAGGGCTGAACAATCCCACGGCACCGGCCACGGCATGGGTTACGGCGTTATGTATGGCTGCCCGCACATCCACGGCTAAAACCTCACCTGCTGCACGCGCCAGCCGCCACCGGACCGCATGGTGGCAATGCTAGATTCCAGTCTGCGTATTTCGCGCTGTATGGCGGCAAGGTCCGCGCGGGTAAAAACAACCCCGTCCACGCTGTAGCTCTGGTGTCCGGCCAGCACGGCCTTTTCCGCGTCGCGGTACAGCGTCAGGCGCTCGGTCAGTTCGGGTATGGTGGGCATTGGCGTGCTCCGTGTGTCGGGTGCAGTGTGTAAACACGGGCAGTGTTGCACAGTGCACCCGGCGCAGAGCAAGCAACTCGTTTACTGATAGTAAATTTTACTGTCAGTAAAACGGGTTGCAGCAACAAAAAGATAGCGGCCCCGCAGGGGGCCGCCGTATCAGATAATAGCAAAGAACATGCCGCAAAATGGTTTATACTTTGTCGCCGTCTATCCAGTAATATACGCGGTTTGACACATGCACAGCGCATAACCGGCGCATTGCCTGTCCGAACCTGCGCAATGACAACTGGTTACGCATGTCGCCGCACCAGCGGCAATAGCTGGCGTACAGTGCTTTGCATTGCACCTTGCGCCCGCCCTTGCGGGCCGGCCATATACCGGCATCCTGCATCCAGTTTTGCACGGTCTGCAGGGCGTCGCGTTCAGTGCAAAACGCATCATGCTGTTTTTGCACGCTTTCCGGCAGTGCGCAGTCATCACCGGCGCCGTGCCCGTCGGCTATCAGCACACTATACTGCCGGAATAACAGCTCAACTTCTTCCTGTGTGCCGCTGCCCATCTTGGCCACCTGCACTGCCGCATTCAGCACGGCGGCCCGCACGGCGGGCTTCAGCTGCCGCACTGCGCAGGGCAGCGCGGGCACGGGCGTTTCTTCTGCCGTCGGCACCTGCGGCCGTATGTGGGGCAGGGCATAGCGCCCCGCGGTGCGCAGTGCGGGCAACACGTCTGTACGCACCCATTTGCTGAATGCCTTTGCCTCCGGCTTGCGTGACCGGAAAACAAGCGAGTACAGACCGGATTCGGAAATGGTTAGCATTTCTTGCTCACCACCAAGGGTATAACTATTAGTTACACCCTTTTCGTCATCATCTAGACCGCTAAGCGCTTTCGACACATTGGAAAGCTCCAGCACCTTGCACACATCTTTCGCCACAAACCACAGCCCGCCGTGGGCATCGGGCTGCACACGCACCATGTTGTCACCAAAGGCAAAAGGCGTCATCTGCATTTACCGCTACCTCCTGCGGTGCTGTTCTGCCGCACCGCGGCATGGGTATACCGCCCGCTGGCCTCATCGCGGCGCAGTTCCATCTGCAGCCCGCTGGCTTCCAGCACGTTGCCCAGCGCCTCTACTTTGCCTGCGGCATCACGCAGCAGCAGGTCCAGCAGCTGACTTACGCTGGCATACTCCTGATGGGTTTCCAGCAGTTCGTTCAGCAGCTCCAGCCCGCTGTAGCAGTCAAAAATGGCATCTTGCAGCTTTCGGGTTCCGGTGTTGGTACGCATGGCTTTACCTCTCTGCACTGCCGCAAAGGCAGTGTGCGCTAACATGGTGGCGGGCAGGGCGCTGCTGCGCCGTGCATCGTATAAGCACCAGCTGCACAGTCCGTGCGTGCGTTGCATAGCATATGGCATGTTTCTTTCTGTTCATCACGCGGCACCATGTCCGCCGTGGTTTGCACGGCGCCTGTTCGCATGGTGCTTGCAACAGACCCTGCACCAAAGCAAATACAACATGGCTGCTGCTATGCATGACAAACCTCCAGCGTCAACTCGTTCTGCATTATGCAAAACGATACCAGCGACGCAGCAGGCAGCGCCAGCGCGCGCACCTGTGCCACGGCGTCAGTTTCGCCGTAGCAGTGCAGCCTGCGCAAAACATAAAAAAGAGGAAGACGACCACCGCACCAGAACGGCGTGGCGGACAAGGGGATGGAAAAAGCCATAAGGCACCTCTATGGGTTGTTGAATTCCCCCCTTTGAAAATAAAGAAGGGCCGGGAGCTTCAACACCGCCCATAGTGCGGCCCATACACTTTTCCCTTGCGGGTGTTGTATGGTGTATGGACTCCCGGCCCAAAAAACGCAGATTGTAAATGCCCCGGTGCAGGTGCAGGTACAGGTAAAGACAGGGCATAAAAAAGCCACGGCTGACGGGCGCGGTAGTCCGCTATGGTTCGGCTGTTGAAGGCCGTGCGGACACTACGCCACAAAACAGCCGTGGCTGTCAAGTAACCAGCTCCGCTAATGCGGGGCCATATGTCCTACTGTGCTTCAAAATGGATAACGCTCTTGCCTCGTTGTATAAATTCTATTCGCGCGGTTGCCATTAACGGATTGAGCTGCGCCATTACTTTGAACGGGCTGCTTTGCCATGGCATCAGCGTGGTATATTCCAGATAAGATGAACGGGAGGTGATCATGCGGCCCTGCTTGTCAAACCATGTGACACGCGCTTCAACATATTCCATTTTACGGCCTGAAATATTTTTCACCTGTCCTTCCGCTGTAGCCCAACCGTACCCTTTGTGCCACCGCCAACTGAGCAATTCTATATCGCTGGCTTGGCGTAACTCTGCTTGCCGTTTCTGCCGGTCGTATTTGTTTTGATAGTGTATATATTTTTTCTTATAAAGCTTGTTGTCAGGTACAAGATACATAAGCTCACGATATGCGTTTGCATTTCCAAGCAGATTTGATGCAGGTATGGCTTTAGCCTCTGCATACAGCCTTGTTTCTTTGGCTTTTTTCCACTTGCGTTCCCATGCTTCTTTTTCTTTTACTGGGCTGGTGCCATCTATGATGCTGCACGCCGTAGAATAAGCCTCGTATACTTCTTTTAAGTACTTTTCATACTCAATGCCTTTCGTTGTTGCTGGCGGTGATTGCAAAAGATGCTCTATCTTTTCTAAGGCAGCTTTGCGGCGTGATTCTATCTGTTCAAGAGCATGCGCTTTACGGGCTTCTACAAGGTCTACTTTAAGCTTTTCTTGTAAGGCTTTTAAGTCTTCATCATCAGAGTGGTATGTGTAAGACTTGTTTAATGCAGCTTGTATATCGCCTTGGTCAGCAATTGCTTTGATGTCTGCTAGAATCCTGTCTTTGTGCTTTTCAAAACTTTCCAGCTTCATCGCAGAAACTTTTTCCTGCGCCGAAAGGCTGTCCTCTTTTGACTGCGTACTACTTTTTTGATGGGGGTCTGGTGAGGCAAAAATGAGGAGCAGCGAAACCAAAATTGTTACTCCAAGAAAAACAGGTACGAGCCGACGCATGACTATGCCCCCCTTTTAGGTGTGTATCTAGCTATAATATTAAGAAGACAGCAATTCGATAAAACAAAACCCCGCTAATACGGGGCAGATGTATGCAATTATTGTGGTGCGGGAATATCTTTCTGGCAATGGGGACAGGTGTTGGCTTGCCATTTGGTTAACTCCGCACAGTGGGGGCAGGTGCGGTATTTACCGTGTACCGGACCCGCAGGGCCAAGCAAAGCAACTACCAGAAGCAGAACAGGCAGAATAAAGCAGCCAATGGCCCACCCCGCAACGTTTCTACCCTTGCGGCCTGCAAGCATGCCACCGACAATGGCGGCGGTAAGCGGGATAAGTATATACTGGATATCAATACCAAACATACTTCAACTCCGTCATGGTTTCAGCGTGGAAATATCGGATTTTGCGTACATGCAAATTACAAACGCTGTCAAGCAACGCAGAAGCAACACGCAACGCTATTACTGCGAAAAGGCCCCCGCCACTGACAGGAGCCTTTTCGCAGTAATAGCGTCTTTTGTGCGCAGGGCAGCTACGCCTCCTGCACGCTTTTTATCAGCGTGCCCAGCTTGCCCAGCAGGCAGTCCGGATTCCGGCACTTGTGGTAGCGTATCTTTATATCGCCCATCCACTTGGGCGAACTCTGCACCCGTAACTTTTTTTTACCGCACAACGGGCAGGTGGCTCCGCTTTTTACCGAATACTCCACACCGTCCTTTGCCTTGGCCACAGCCAGTTCCACTGTCCGGTTCATA